CAGCATTGGCGGCATCACCGGTGGTGCCCAGGTTGCTTTCCAATGCGTCCACAAACCCCTCAACCTGGTCGGTATAGCCCTTGATCAGGGCAGTGTCCGCCAGGACAGCCGCCAGCTTCCCAAAAAGGGAAGCTACCCCGCTGCCGTCGCCGGTGCTGCCGATCAGGTCGAGTTTCCCGGCCCGGGCAGCTGTCCAATCCGCGGCAGCCGCCCGGGAGGATATGAGGGCGTCCAGGTTGTCGAGTTTCCCGGCCCGGGCCAGTGTCAGCCGGGCTTCCAGTTCCGCCAGGTGGGCGAAGAGGGTGAGAATCCCGGCTGCGTCCCCGCTCTTGCCCATCCGGTTAATGAGCTGTTGGATTCTCGCTTCAAGTCCCGCGCTCATTTACGCCACCGCCTTTGTTATTGAGGTTAAATTCCCATCGGTGTAGGTATATGTCCAGGTCACTGTGGTTCCGCCCGCCACTTCCTGCTTCTGGGTGATATTTTTGTTGGCATCATAGGTATAGGTGGTCGTCTTAACCACCGTTGCCCCGTCTTTTTCTACAATCTGGGTGATGTTGCCGTCGACGTTATAGGTGTATTCAGTGGTCCTGGTGTCCGCTTCCAGGGCGGCCGCCTTGTATTTGTTCAGGACCTGGTTGTTTAAGCCCAGGGCGGCCGCATTGGCATCGATGGCCTCTAGCTCTGCCCTCCGGTTGGCCCTGTTTACGTTGTCGGTGCCCAACGGCAAAGGTATTCCCAGGCGTGCGCTCGGTTCCGGCATTACGCGATCCACCTCCCGGTATCAAATTCATCCTCGGTTAATCCCAGGGCGTCTATCTGGTCCCAAATCATATTAAGGGGGTCCATGAGGTTCCAGATCAAATACCTGTATTCAAATGTAATCCCCAGGTGGGCCGGCACTATTTCCCGTAGCGCCGCTTTCATGTCGTCCACGTTGGTAGGCGCCCCGATGGTGTCCACAAATTTTATTGTCACCTGGTAAATTGTATGGTCCTGGATTGCGTCGATAGCACCTTGGTCGTACGCCTCGGCCACTTGCTCCGTCAGGCCGATGGTACAGGTGCCGTATCCACGGAGCTTGGAAACGATCCGGTCCTGACGTTCCGCATCGGTGAACCCCGGCTGCGGTGCCAGGTTCAGCTCCGCCTCCCAATCATCCAGGCTCCAGGTCGCCGTCCGGGCAAAAAATTGATTCAGGGTTTCGTCAAGAGCCTGGCGGAGCTTGTCTATTTCTACCCCCCTGACCTGGGCCAGTGCCCTGAACGCCCGGCTGGTTTCGTAGTATTTGGGCACATAGGACATCATCCGCTGGCCCGCTGCGCTGGTTATCGGATAATCGCTCATGAGAACGTCACCGCCCCCTTAACGGCTACCTCCTGGGCGCCGATCACGATGTTAGCCGTGCCCCCGTTGACCAGCAGGTTTGAATAATCCTCCACGCCCTCGGTGTCCAGGATGGCGCTGGCGATCCGGGCGTATTTGACGTCGTTCTCGGTTTGCTTGAGCGGGTCGTTCACGCCCTGGAAGGCGACGCTCTTGAGGTAGTCCTCGATGGCTTTTTCGGCAGCCGCCTTAACCGCCGCCGGGTCGTACCCGGAAAGGATGGTCAGGGTGGCCGACACGTTTATGGTGATGGCCTTGGCGGCCTCCACAAACACCGCCGCCCCCACCGGGGCCTTCCCTTCCCCGGTGTCTTTACTGAAAGTTGATCTGTATTTCGCCAAATCCACCCAGACCACCGTGGTGGTGTCGGTCTGCAACCGGGTGATCCGCAGTTCCAGGCTGTCTGTGCCGTTCCAGTAAAATTGCTGTGTCAGGTATCCGAACACCAGGGTCAGGTCGTTGGCCTGGTAGACGGTCACCGCGTCGGCCGCCCCGGCATCGGATGATACCTTGGCCCAGGCCCCGGTGGTGATGTTCCATATTCCGACCTGCAGCAGGTCGTTGGCCCCGGTTATGTCGCTCGCTTTCACCTTGGATCTGACCTGCCAGATCCCCGGCTTGTTCAGCAGGGTGTGAATGTTAGAATGGGTTATAGTACCGACTCCGGCCGCATTGTACTCCATCTTTACCGAGTCGCCGGAATCGTCAGCCTGGGTGTTGTCGATGGACGTGCCGCTCCCGCCGATGGTCATGGTTTCCGCCTCTACGTCGTGTTCCCATGGAGGCGCTATGTAGTTTTGAACCTGGTCAATCAGGGCTTGGCTGGCGGGCTGCTTGTTGGTATCAATGATGGCGACACTCACCGTGCCGTTGCCGTATTTAACCGGCACCACTGACACACCGCCAACCCCGGCCACCTCCCCGGCCCAGGTTATATAATCGGCCTTGTTGCCACCTGCGGACGGGTTGCGTACTTTGGCCAGGTATCTTGCCAGCAAGCTGGCATCGTCTTCGGTGTCTGTTCCGCCGTTTATCGCTGCTGCATTGGTCACCCCGGTTAACCCGGCCACAGGCGTAACCACTACATTGATAGCCCCGGCCGGGACGTTGCCCCTGGCCCCGGCCACCGACGCCTCTATGTCCACGGTCACGCTACCACTGGGACCGATAGTGCAGTCTGCCGTGGTTACAAACTCAATCGATGGAGTATTGGTTATGGCGTCGGCCGGCGTGGCCGCCTTAAAGCCCTTGGCCACCACGGTCCCACTGGTTCCGTTTATGGTCAGTGGATTTCCTTTTGCTGCCGTCCCGGTGGCCTTGACGGCCGCCTTTCGGGTTATACCGTGTTCCTCGCACCGCAGGTCCAGGTATGACCCGAATGTAGTTGAGGCAAACCCCCGCCGCAGGACCTCCTGCGCCCAGATGGCGGCCAGGGCCAACTCAATGGCCATAGGGTCCAATGAGTCCCAGATGTAGTCGCCCTCGGTTTTATTGAGATCATCCGGCAGGGCGTCCAACATACGCTGCCGGATCGCGTCCTCGGTTTGTTCAGTCAGGTATTCGGGTAGATCCGGCATCCTATCCGGTCACCACCTTTCCGGTTATTTGGCCCGATGTCCCGCGAACACTCTTGACCTGACAGGTGAAAAAACACTGGTCCCCGTCCCATGCGAAGGTGAAATTATCCACACTGGCCGTCCTCGGGTCCACCTTCAGGGCCTCGGTGACGATGCGCTTGATCTCGCTCTCGTTAGCAGCCCGGGTGAGGTTGCGCCTGATCAGGTCCGCAAACTCCTGGCCGTATTGCCTGGAGTATATGAGATATTTGTAGCGCTCTGTCAATACAGCCTTCTGGCACCACTCCAGCCAGGCATCTTCCTCCCGGGCTTCCATGGTCTTGCCGGTGGGAGTGGTGATAAACTCTCCTTTGTCAAAATCAAAACGCCAGCTCCGGCCGAATTTGACCTGGTTGGCCTTGTTCCGGGTCTCCGGCAGAACGGCCGCGCTGCCCTCAGTCGGGAAAAGGTTAGGCATTTGGCACCACCTTCGCAATGACCACGGCGTCCTGGCCACCGTTCACCGGAATGGCAAGAACCCGGTCGCCGGGCTGAAGTTGAGGTTTAAACTCTATGGTCACAGGTTCAATTTCCTTCTCCTGCAGGTTGTACCTTGTTCTCTGGGATGTGGTCGCCCCGGGAAGATTATTACCCTGCTCATCCACCGGTGAAGTCTGGGTACCCACGAAAAAGAAGGCCGGAAGGCTTATTTTGGCCATCCATTCTGCCACCAGGTAATCCTGAATCTCGTACTTAAAGGTATCCAGCTTCAGGCCGCTTGCAGTAATGGTCCCAAGCTCACAGGGGACGCCTGACAGAGCTTGCCCCGCCGCCTTTTTGGCCTGCCCGGCAATTATCCCGGCTAGCTGCTTAAACGGGTCCATAGAACCGCCTCCTCACTTGGTCGATGTCGGCCAGTTCTGCAATCATGTGACCCGGCGACCCAAGCTCATGTCTGATCGACGTTACTATCAACTCCATGCCGTTTAGTACGGTTTTGTCGCCCGCCCTCATGGTGTTTATGTCTATCCCCTGGACCGTGAATGTTTCCTGCATCCCGGCCAGGTGCAACTCTCCTGTTGTCCTGGCCGAAAGGGTAGTGCTGCTCTTGTCGTAGGTAATCACCTTCTGCAGGGTGCCGTACTTGGCCGTGTCCCCGTCCACTATGGCCAGGACGGGCGACCGCTGGTCCTCCTTGGCGTTACCGATTACCTTTGCCCTGGTTACGGCGCCCTCCAGGGTCCGCCTCTGGTTTAATTCCTCGAGGTTCTGGTCAGTCTCCAAAACCCAGACGGTCTTGTTGCTCCCGATCTTAACAAGGCTCAAGCCGTCAGGCGTCATCCTGGGCCGGTACATCTCCCCGCCCTTGGCCACGGTCTCCTTCAGGTCGTCCATGATCATTGACCAGATCGGTTTTGCCCTCCGCAGCGCCCGCTCCAGGGGTGCCCCTGTGTCTTCGATTTGCCCCAGGGGGATCTCCCAATCGGCGGCGTATATTTTCAGGCGATCTGAGGCGGTCTGGCCGGCGGGAAGCAAGTATTCGTCCTCCGACTTGGCCAGGTAGATCGAAAGATCGTAGACCGTTACATGCAGGTGCTTTTGGCCCCGGGTGGAGCTGTCGCACTCCCAAACGACTCCTGGGTGCAGAAGATATACCATGTTATTGCCGCCGAAAGGCACCCCGGAAACCCGCATGGCCTGCCCCGGTTCTATACCGGGAAAGTCCGGGGTCACCACCAGTTTTATTTCCGCCCTGTACGCTATTTCATCCAGGGATTCGTCCATGGTAACGCTCTCCAGGAGCTCCCGGAGGTAATATTTATTGTCCAGTACGACCTCATATTTCAACAGGCCAGGATTGATCATATTGACCGCCACTTTCGATTTTTATGACAAGGAAATCCCCCTTCCTCGTCGAAAACGGTAGGTGTTCAGGCTACCATTTTAAGGAAAGGGGGTGTTTCCTTGTTAAGGCGAATTGTTATAACCTGTGAATGCGGCGAAATGTTTACGTTGCAAGCCGATTCGGTTAGAGAAAACAAATCCTATAACTGCCTTAACTGCGGAAGAAAATTTGATAGCAGCGATCTTGCAAACCTTGCTCAAGCTATCAAAGACAAAAATGAAGCTGACACTGTACTCGCTGGTGCTCTGGAGTCTTTGGCAGAAAGCAAGTCTGTAAAAACCGTCAAGCTTGAATAGCCTTCTTATGCCTAACCCATTTTTCTTCATCTTCAGGGGCTTGATTTGCTGTTTTAAATGCTGCCTTAATTTTTTCGGCAATCATTACAATGATAGATTCCGGCTGAACTTTATTTCTCAGTTCAGCCATTTCTTTTTCAAGCTGCTCAACCCGTTTTTCAAGACTTTTTTCATCCATTGCGATCCTCCTTCGTTATCATGCCGGCATCACCAGGCGCTGGCCCGCCTGTATCTTGTTTGGATCTGGCCCGATCGTATCCTTATTGAGGTTGTATATCTCCTGAAACCTGCTTCCATCTCCAAGATTTAATTTTGCTATGACCCACAGGCTGTCTCCGGGCTTTACCTCGTAAACAGCCGGCACCGGCTTGACATCCGGCCTGGGCTCCACGGCCACCCCGGGTGACATCACCGGTGCGGCCGCTTCGGCAGCCGTCCTGACCTTCACCTCCCGCCAGGTCCGGCAGGTAAGGTCAAAGTACACGTCCCCGGGTTCCCCGCCCTTGAAGGTGGTCACATGGGCTGTCACCAGGACCAGAACATTGATGATCGTCTCGGTGATGATCAGCCTCACCGGCTTTTTGCCCACCGTCCAGGCCGTAAGTTGATTCATGGCCTCCTGGGGGTCCGGGAGGTTGACGTACCGGCAGTAAGACGGATCGTATTCCGCCGGGAAAAAAGAAGAGAAGGTAATTTCCTTTACCTTCTCGCCCGCGGGGAAGTCAACTTCCCCGATGTTTATGATGTTTACCGTCTCATAGTGTTTTTCCCGCCGGATTACCACCTCGCCAGGATTGACCGGGAGGTGAAGGGTGGGGCCGGCGGGGTCGATGAGGTAGAAGTCCATGTGAACAACCCCTAAATTTCTATTCTTTATCGCTCTTGTTGGCCTGTCGTATCGAATTAAATAAATCCTTAAAAAATCCGGCTTCTGCTGTAACTACTTCCTTGGCTTCCTCAACAGGCGTCTTTCCTTCGTCGCTTTTTGTGGTTAACCATTTCGCTGTCGACTTCGCACTATTTAATATGGCATTAATAATACCAAGAATTACAATTATTCCTATAATGAAAGGCACAAAAGGAGTAAAAACGGGAAACAAGATAGCAAGCAATACCACTAAAATTGCCAGGAGAAGGTATTTTATAGTCGTCATCCGTGCCGCCTCCTTAAATTAGTTATAAAAATTATACCAGAAAATACCTTCTCCTTAGTATTATATCCTATTTTCAATTGCCTTTTTGACGTTATGAACAATCTTCCGCCCGATCCTTAAAGCCAATGCGTCTTCATCAAGCTCTCTTAATTCATTTATATGGACATAAGTATCGCCCAAAAAAAGATTTATTCCTCCGCCAATCGGTCCGACATGAGTAGCCGCCGGCACCGGCCCCGCAAAACCACCCATTTCAAACTGCCTAACACCTAAATATCTACCTGTCTGCTGCCATAGGTCTAAAGCCCGACTCCTTATTCGGGAGCTAAGCGGTATTACAACTTCAGGGCCCGCCTCGCCAATAAGGGATAATTGCGGCCTATTAACAAACCCACCCAAGGCGCGGGCTGTAATTTCACCGCCAGAAACGTAGAATTTACTGGGATCAGCCTTAAACTCGTCAACAACTCTCCCGAACTCCTTGATTTTTTCCATTTGCTCTGCTCTTCTGCGCTCTGCGGATTTACCCAATTGTATGGCACCTTCAAGCATTACCGAACTAAAAACACCAGCACCCACACCTACCGCTTTTGCCGCAGGTGGGCCGGGAACTTTGCTTCCTGCATATGCCAAAACAAATGTTCTCAGAATCGGGTGATCCATCATCAGGCCGGTAAAAGTTCCGATAAATGCTTCACCAATAATTTTGCCCATGGACATACCTAAATCTGTTAAAGCCTTGCCTCCTGGCCCAGCCAGCCAATCGGAAGTTTCTTTGGTTACTTCACCAAGAAGTAATCCTATTTTTCCGCCCCAGTCAGCCTGTTTAAAACCCGGATCTTCAATTATCTCTTTTAAACGACCAAAAGCCTGTTCTCCCCATTGAAGCAGCCTTTCGGAAGCCTCCCGCCCCAACCGGACCAATCCGTCTTTCCATTTGGCTACCGTTTCTTCATTTTGATTGAACCAGGCAGTAATTTTATCCAATCGAGGCTTAAGTGATTCAAGAATACCCATACCGACGCTTCTGAACTGGGTTTTTATCATGTCCGTTATTGTGGATATCCGCCCTATGGCGGTCTGGCTGAGCTTTTCCGCGCCGCCGGCAAATTTGCTTTCCGCCGCGGCCAAGAACCCCATAAACCCACCGAGCTTCTCCATTTCTTCTTTAGCCATCTTCATCTGAAACTCTTTGAGCCGCTCAAATTCGCCCATCTGGGCGTCGGCCAGGGCCTCCATGGCATCGCGGACGGTCTTGCCCGGGGTCAGGCCGGCCATGTCGGCAGCAAGTTTAACCATGCGTTCGCTTAGCCTGATATCGCCGTCGGTTATGCCTATTGCCCGACTCATAGAAGGGAATAAATCCTCCATTTCAAAGGGCGTTGCAGCCGCGAATTTCTCAAGCCAAGATGTCACTTCCTGGGCCAATTGCTTATTTCCGTTCAACCAATGCTCCATGGCCACGGCCTGGGTCTCCCAGGTCATGGCAGCGCCGAGAGTGGATTTACCAAGGCCGTACATGCCAACCCCTGCCCCGAGAAGTCCCAAGGGGCTGGTAAAAGCTCCGGTTACCCTCCTGGCTGCGCTGCCGATCCGGTTAAGAGCGGACTCTATTCTTTTTGCAGGCCCAGTTACCCGGTCAATCAGGGTCGCTGAGGGGCTCATCTTAATGCGGTTCAATATGGCGGCCCGGCGCTGAGTGTCCCTGATAAATTTATCCATGAGCCTGCCGCCCTTTTGGGTCTCGCTTTCGAGCTCCGAAGTATCCGCGCTTATTTTTACTACGGTTTCATCTACTGTCGGCATTGTTTCTCGCCCCCTTAGCTCTGGGCTTTGGCTTTTCCGTTAACTCAAGCTCGATGCTTGCCAGCAAAAAAAGCTGCTCCCCCCGCGGCAACTTCCAGAACTCCCCGGGGCGCAGGTGATGCCGCACAAACAATGCGTGCAGCATCCCTGCAAGGCCCCCGGTCTTTATAAGTTTTTTACATCTTCCAGGTCGGTGTTGAATCCACTCAGATCCAGCACCACGTCACCCAGAGCGGACAGTTCGCCGGCCAGGAGGGCGCGCTTGATAACCTCCTCCGGACCGCTGGCACTGTATTTCGCCAGCAGCTTTGAGTCTCCCCAGTTGGGGCGGACCGTAGCCGCCGCGATGAGAGCAGTATTGAACTGCTCCTCGTCCAGGCGCTCGTTTACCCGCCCCCTTTTTTCCCTGCGCTCGGTGCAGCGCTCCCTGATGGAAAAAACCTGTTTGCCGGTAAGGCCCCGCAGGGTCACCGGGATGCCCAGGCGCTCCAGCTTGACCGTTTTTTCAGGCACAGTATCGGCTTCAAGCAACCGCTGGAGAATTTCTTCTTCGTTTATGCTTTCCCAGTCCATGAGCTACCTCCTTAACTCGCCACGATGGGATCCAGGAGTTCGTACCCCTCGAAGGTGAAGGGCACTTCCTCGGTCACTTCCTCGCCGGCGGTCCAGTTTGCCAACTGCAGGCGGTCGGGCATAACGTTCATCAGCCGGATCCGCTCGTGGCCGTATGCCTCCGGGTCGTCCAGCTTGGACACGATCTCGAACTTGCCGAACCCCCGCTTTATCATGTCGCTGGTGACCTTGAAGCCGCTCATGGTGCCTGTGCCCTTCATCGGCCCTTTCTTGTGCTTCACCCATGGGTCGCCGGAGAGGTTCAACTCCCGTTTCTGTATCTCCACCACGGCCTCCAGGTGGTTCAGGTTGGTCTGCCAGATACCGTCGATGTAGATATATCCATAGGTCCCCAGAATTGTCCTGCTTGCGTCAAGGGGCATCAATCATCCCTCCTCAAAATGCAGCACCGGGTTACGAAATATACCCGGTGCCGAAGATTTGCTCCATGCTGTCGATGAGCTTGGCACTGTACTTCCAGAAGAACTGGTCCGGCAGCGCGGTGGCCTGTTTGTCGGTGTCTACCTCCACAGTGAAGTCCGGGGCCAGTAGGTCCGGCGACAGGGTCTGGAAGTAATTCTTGATGGCGTTCAGGACCGCCACCCGGCCGTCGTCGTTGTTGAGGACCTTGCCGATGTAATTGTCGGTGGCCGCCTTTGTCGTATCCATAGAGATGGCATCCATGATGCGGATGATTTTGATTTTCTTCCATCCGGCCCCCTGGCCGGCGGAGAGGGAGGTCAGGGTGTTGATGCCCTTCTCCACAATGATCTTTTCGCCGTCGTGTACCAACACCAGGGTGCCGGCGTTGATGGCCGATTCCACCTGGCTATGGGTCAACCTGGGCGATACGTCGTCGAACACCGTCTTGGCGTAGGTCAGGCTTTCCTTCAATGCCTGCCCGCCCATGAGGCCGGCGACATAGCAGGCTACCTGGGCGCTGGAGTAGGTAGTCCCGTCCAGAACCCCGCTCACGCCGACGTTGACGATGCCCTCGTGGTTAAAGCCCTGGCTCCTGGTGTTGGCCGTGGCGATGTTAGTGTCATCGGAAGCTGATCCGCCCAGGAAGGCCACGATTTTCTTGCCCTCGTTCCGCAGGCGCCGCACCCAGGCCTTAACGCTGGTCTGGAGGTCGGCCGCGCTGGCCCCGTCCAGGGCAAAGTTGTTGAAAACCCGGGCCTCGAAGGCCGTCATGGCGTCGATGTAGTCTTGGTTTACGATGCCGGCTGCCCCGCCGTTTCCACCGGTCAGGGCCTGGTTGGACACGTCGGCCAGGGTACCGTTGCCGGCCGCTACCTTGGAGGCGTCGATCCACTTGTTCAGGGCATCATTGTTGATGGCCGCCACCGCATTGTCAACGATGGACGCGCCCTTGGCGAAGGTGAAGGTCCGCAGCAGGGTGGTTCCCTCGTAAAGCAGGATCTGTTTTTTATTGACCGTATCCGTTGGGTCATCCCTGACCGTGACGTTGAAGGACCTCGCGGTTTCGTATTTAGTGGCAAGGGTCAGGACATCGGCCGGTGTTGCCGCCGTATCCTTCAAGATGATGGACGCCTTGGCTGCCGATGCATCCACCATACGGTACAGCAGGAGCTTTTTAGGCTGCCCCAACAGCGCCAGCCGGCCGCAGGTGTATGCGGTGTAGCTTCCGGTATCGGTGTTGAATTTTTCGATCAGCTCAGCCTCGCTCGTTACCTCAACAACGGTCTCCTTCGGCCCCCAGTTGGCCTTCACCGGGATGGCCACGATCCCTCGGGGGCCGGTGGCAATGGCGGCCAGGGCCGCTGCTATGAAATTCATGTAAAATCCGGGCCTTACCGGTAAATCGGTGGCCGACCAGGTTCCCCCACTCGGCATTTAGCTCACCTTCCTCTTTTGAAATTTCTTGATCGCCTCTTTTACCTCGGCAATCGTCAATTCCCGGGCGCCGTTATCGTGCAAGGCCCCGGCCACCACCTCGGGCATGACGCCGAAGATGGCCTTGGCATTTGCTATCAGCTCATCCCGGGGGTATTTGCTTTCAGTTTGTTTTGGCACCAGCCACACCTCCGCTTAACTCAAAGTGCCGCTTCCCTCAATTTGCATGATGTAAGGAATTTCCTCCGTTGGCCTGTTAGTGCTCCTGGTCAGCACGATGGACACCTGGGCGGCCGTCAGCGCATCCGCCCTTATGTCCGCCGCCGGCTCGTTAACCGTTAAATAACGCCGGTTAACGGCATCCAGGACTATTTTTACATTACTTCCAAGGCCCTCAACTATGGACAGCGCTGCCCCGTGCTGCTGGTTGGGGACACTGCCCAGGACAATGCCCAGAAATCTTTTCTGTACCGTGAATACAGCCGACGTTTTCTGTCGGACCCTGATATTGGTCAAGACCCATATTACCGCCGGCCTGTTATAGCCCGGGGGGAAAGCATTGCGATATACAGTCCAGCCTGCGCCAAGCTTTGTCTCTGTCCAGAGAGCCAGGGCCTCAAGCCAGGTGTCCACCGCTGAAACCCCGGGGTCCCCGTCGAAAACTTTCAGTTTACGGTACCGCATGTGCTTGCGGTGAACCTTTACGTCAGAGTCATACTCCAGGTCGGCGCTATACTCCCGGTAAAAACCGAGGCCGGACATGACGCTATCCAAGGTCTGGGCAATGGCCGACGTGCTCCCGGTGTTCCACACGTCTATAACCATGACAACTTCCGTGGAGGCTTCAAGCTCATCACCAAAGGGAAATTCACGGTTATCCGCCTCGTAATATGTAACTCTTGGGAATACTGACATGTCAGGCGGTTCCCGAAAATAGATCCTTTGGCCACCGAGGAGGCCGGTCAGGGTTGGGTCGTTTTTCAGGGCTGAGACCACGTCGGGTTTCAGGTTTATCACTTGTCGCTCATCTCCTTGCGGACGGCTTCAGTAACCAATTCCTTAATCCTGTCCCTGTTCTGGTTAAGAGCCGGGTAAAGGTACGGCTTTGGTGGTGCTCCTCCGGCGTACAAAGTGGCTCCGGACCTACCTGCCTTTCCAATGGCTCGACCTGCGTGGCCAAATTCCACATACGGGGCATACTCCACATTGGTCCCCACCAGGACGGCCGGTCTAGTGCTGCCCGCACCTTCAAGTCTGTGTGTAATGCTGGCCCTTAATCTGCCTGTATCTACAGGACAGAGCTTTTTCGCGTCCCGCTCGACCAGGAGTCCGCCCTTGATCAAGGCCTTTTCGGCTGCCCGCGTTGCTTTCTCTCCCAATTCCCTGAACTTTTTAGCCAAGTCCCTGCCTTCTTGGACTTCGATCCGGATGGTCATTGCCAACACCTGCCAGATGGCATAAAATTAGACCAGGAGGTGATTAACCTGGTCACGAAAAAGCTTACCTTTGAAACTACCGGCAAACCCTCGCCCAAAGGCGGCATTATGTTCACCGCCACACTCAGCACCATTATTCCCCGGTCAAAGCGCGGCAGGGAGTTGGACGAGGAAAGAAAACTCCTTATCATCGAGGACAAGGCCAAAAAATAGCCTCACCCCGAATGCTTTCCAACAATTCCGCTCGTTGTAAGCAGCACGTCCATTGCCTTGCTGTAATCAGCCACATATACGATGTGCAACGCCAACCCCCTGTGCAGCATTCTGTTACCCACCACTAGGGCCGGGTGGGTCCCCTTGTAGAAAAACCTGTACTGTACGTTCTCGGCAAAGCCGTACTCTCTTAATGCCCTCTCGTTGCCATATGGGAGCATCACGCCTTCCACCTGGGCGATGTCTGCCCAAGCCTGGGTGACTATTCCTTCTGTATCTACAACAGCCGTTGATGCCTGAACAGTCACGACATCTCTATTCACGCGACCACCAGCTTCCTGTACCTGTTCAGCACCTTTATAATGTGATCCGGGATGCCTTGGATAAACTCGCTGGTTAACGGTCCGATGGTCTCCTGCTTCATATGTTCAGACCCCCGCATCTCGTGCCGGATGGCCACCAGCTCGATGCAGGCGTCTTCCAGGTCGTAGGGCAGATTGCGCACCGCGGGCGGCGTTCCGGTCCCGTCGTCCTTTGGTAGGATATAGCCGGCGGTATACTGCACCTGGATATTCCGCCTGCTCCCCACCGGCTCGCCAACAAGGCCGGCAGAGTACCCGGACCACGGCCACAAGGATTCCCGGTAAAGAGTCCCTTCCTCGGCCAAGATCTCGTATTCGGAGGCATCCAGCAGGCCGTCATTTACAGTTACAGAGGCCACCGAGATGATGGGGTATTGGTTGAGTAACAGTTTTTGCCGCCCGTTGCCCCGGTACTTCTCGGTGTATGTAGCCTTTTCAAAATGCCGGCCGCAGTAACCCTCGATAAAATCAGACACGGCTTTGATCGTGCGCTCGAAGCTGGCATCCTGACTTGTGTCCGCAAGGCTGATGCGGAGATAATCTTTGACCGCCGCAACGGTCGTAAGTGCATGAACTGATAGTGGCATGGCTCATCACTTCTTTACAATGGACTGGGAGCCCGGCTTTTGCTTGCCGGGACGGGCCATTTTATCGACCGGAGGCTTATCCAGTTCCTTTTTCTTGTCCTCCACTTCGGGATCCCCTTCCTCCTCATCCGGCAGTATCTCCAGGGCTTGAATCTGCGGAGCCTCGCCCTCAAACTCCACAATCTCGCCCGGGCCGTAGATTTGTTGTTGAGAAGAGGCCGGGGGCCAGTAAACCGACCACCCCGGCCTTACCCTTGCCTTACCCATTAACTGACGGGGCCTTCCTTGGCAGCGCCCAGGGCGATGGATGCGCTGGCCAGAATGGTGGGCGTCGTGCCGCCGGTAAAGCCTGCGGTAGCCACGAACCTGATGTACCGCTTGAGCGGCAGCAGGTCGATGTCCAGCTGCTTATCGGTATTCGCAGCCGTGATCTGGGCAATAGTCAGGCCGGAAACGTCGGCCATGTCGGAGCCGTCGGCGGCACTGCCGTGCTGAATCTTGCCGTCCAGGGTCTGGGCGGTCGGAGCGCCGGAAATGGCGCCGCTGGACACCACCAGGACCGCATCTTCAAAACCCAGGCGGTCGATCACCGGACCGTTTACCGAGCCGGCGGCCAACGCCTGAGGCCGCAGGGCGCATACCTGCTTAATCGCTTCTCCGAGTTTTTTGGGCATCGGTCATTCCTCCTCGTTTTTTAAGAGGGGCGGGGTTTAGTCCCCGCCCGGTTGTTACGCCACAGTATAGACGTTGGTCTGGACGTTGAAGGCCTCGGCATGGCGAACACCAAAGTCGTGTTTGGCAGTCACCTTGATCACGGTCTCATCCCGGGAGAAGGTGCTCTGCAGCTGGGTGCCGTCCCAGTAGGTGGCCTCCTGGCTGGCCATGATCTCCAGGCCCATTTCCTCACCGATAATGAACTCGGACCAGTCGCCCAGGAACAGGTCGGTGGTCTTGTTGGCGTCGTTGTTATAGGTGATCTGGTTACCCATGGCGAAGGGCAGGCCCAGGAGCCGGCCCTGGTTCATCTCGTCCCGGTGGATATAGTTTCCGGACCCGTCCTTCAGGTTGTAGAACACCGACCACAGGGCGCCGTTGAAGGCCCAGCCCACTGCGGCCCAGGGCAGGTTCTTGGTCAGCAGAGCGCCCACCAGGGAGGCCAGGTAGTCAGAGTCGGGCAGTGCGTTCTTGGCGGCCTTGGTGATGCCGGACGTGTTGATTACCCCGGCGGGGGTATATTGGGTACCGGCCCCGTACAGGGCGGTATAATCCTCTTTCAGGGCCATGGTCTGCACCATGTCGTCCCTGACCATCCGGTCGGCATCGTAGCTGGAGTTCCTGATCAGGTCGTTGCTGATGGGCACCAGGGTGACCAGCTTCTTGCCGGACAGCCGCAGGCTCCCCAAAGTCAACTGACTCTTGGGGGCATTTTGAGACTCCCCGATGTAGTACGCAGTGGCCCCGCCGGTGATCTTCGGGATGTTCAGGTTCCCGTTTGCCAGGGGCAGGCTACGGGCACCCAGCCGGCGCACAACGGCTTTGGCCCGAAGCATGGGGATAATTTCGGCCGAATACTGCTCGGGCACCAGATAGCCACCATCGGAGGGGGTCCCGGCGGTCATCTGCTTGAGGGCCGCGTGCAGCTCCTTGTCTTCGGGGTACATACCCCGGCGGGAGTTGTCGGCAGGGCCGGCCGCGATGAAAAGCGCCCGCTCGGGGTCGTTTTTGCTCAGCACCATCAGCTTGCAGGCCCGGGCTAGGCGGATGCCGGGCTCCACCTGCTCGCCCTTGGCCTCGGGAGTCGGGGGGGCCGGGGGATTCGCCAGCGCGTCCGCGTGCTGACGCTGGACCTGCTGCAGGGGGGCGATTTCCGCCTGCACAATTTCTTTCATCATGGCTCTCAGTTCTTCAAGTGTCATCGTGGCATTCCTCCGTAAATATTATTTGCTTAACTGACTTTTCCGCGTGCTTTGTCCAGTTCTTCTTTGACGACCTCTTTCAGCAACGCTTTCAACGTCCCGGGTTCGATGTTTAACTCATGGCCGCCGGCAGCTTTCGGTGCTTCTATGGCATCCAGGTCGATTTCGTTGACCTGGCCGGTATTTATGCCTTCCAGGTTGATTTTATCGGCCTGGGGTGCTCCATCAGGGGCTTTGGTATCTGGTTCCGGGGCACCTTTGTCGCCGTCCCCCTCTTCCGCCGACTCGGCGCTGTCCAAAACTTCCTGGATCAAGGCCTGGGCCTGGGTGAGGCGGTCTTTGTTTTTCCGGGAGAGGACGGCGCCGGCTTTCTGGCCAAAAAACTGCTCCCAAATTTCTTCAGCTATGACCACATCGCCCAGCTCTCTGCCTTGAAGGTCCATGACCACCAAGCGCTTTTCGGTTGTGACGATTTTAAGATTAAACTCTCGGGGATCATCCCTGTCCTTCGGCAGCTTTATGGGCCCAGCCTCCTGGCATGGCCGGTGAAACCACCGAACACCGTCAAAGTATAGCTCCTTCTCGCCAATCTTCTGCTGGCAGTGGGGGCAGACCCAGTTCCTGACCTCCTCGGTGGTAAACACCACCTCCACCATTGGCGCGTCCGTTTCGGCCTCCGCCTTCCAAACTCCCTCAAGTGCCTTGCAGGCCTTGGTCGGGCAACCGAGTTTGCCATTCATGAAATCGGCCAAGGCCTCAGCCTGGTCATCGGTGACGTAGCCCTTGGATCTAGCCACCTCCAGGGCATTGGGGTTGGAGGGCACCGGCACCGCCGAAAGCTCCAGGAGCTCCTGCTTCTGGTACCGGGTTCCCCGCCGCCACTCGGGCAGACTTTCATCCACCAGGTCGTCGTCCCTGGGCTTGGATTTTTTCGGGATGAAGCCCACCGACGTGGCCCGCAGGAATTTGCCCTTGTAAAGGTTGTAAATCAGGTCCGCAAACGGGAAAACGCCTTCTGCCGGGAACTCTATGTCGAACATGAGCCCGCCTTCTTCTTTGCTCACCTTGACGGCCCGGCCGATGGGCGGGAAACGGTAGTCGTGTGCCCATAAAAAAACCGGGTTTTTGCGGTAGTTCACAAGCTCCCAGCCGGCCACCTCGATGATATCGTTGTCCCGATCCGGCGTTTCATCGGACCCTATGAACCGGAGCACCCGGTCCTGTCCCTCGACCTCTTTGACCTCGAACGGTATGGCCGAGAGGAATAATTCCGTATCGCCGCGCTTTATTTTCTGCGCCAATATTTATTCCCCCTTTTTAAGTTTACAGAGTATAGCCACCCAGAACTGACCATAAGAAAAATGCCTGTCTATGAGGCATTTAGGTTTTTGCGGTGCTTCCAAAACTTGTTTCGTTTTGCATGAATACTTAAATGGCAAGTATTACATAGTCCCATTAAATTGCTAAAGTCATTGTTGAATCTATTCTCGTCTTTATGGTGAATATGCTCCAAATCGGCACCGCATATCTCGCAAGTGCTTCCTCCCCCGTTTAATTCCCAAACTACTTGATGTACGTATCTGCCGGGATATTGGGGATGCTGTTCAGTATATCTTAAATATCTTTCATCGCTTGTTATGTAATTATTGAATTTATTGTTATTTTCTCCTGTGTTTTGACTGGTAAAACACTCATGAGAACAGTATTTATGATTTATACTATGGCGCTTAAACTCCTTGCCGCAAGCTAAACATTTAACCACTCTCGTTTGCCCTTGTCCTCTTTGTTTGGGGTTATGGTACCATGATGCACTACAACCTCGTGAACAAAAATACTGTATCTTTTTTCTGGTTCTGAATTTCTTTCCACATTGAAGACAAGCGTGATCATGAAGCACTTTTAATTCAAGCGGCTTTTTCTGAGATTTATCATAACACGCTTTGGAACAATATTTTTGCCTTCCCCTCTTTCGGTTAATTGTTTCAAATGATTTTCCACAATACTCGCAGTTAATAATAATAGGCATAAGGAAAAACGCCTCCCTAGTGTTTGTCCCAATTTTCGAGGTGGGGCCAGGTGGGAAGCCTGTTTTAACCGGGTCGCGACTCCCGGTGCCCCACTCATTCATAATATACTTCACTCAGACAGAACGGGCAAAAGACTACAGCGGCAATTCACAACCTCCTTTGCAGGACCTGGAGCACCAGGGTACATAAGCCCATTGCTGAAGGGTTGGTCTATTGGCCGGATTTCTCCATCTATGGCCAAATGAGTATCCCTTGTGCGCCCGTCTCCCCTTGTAGCCAGCCATTCTTTTTTCTCAACATCGGCAGCCCGGTATGTCTCAAACGTCCCGGCCCCCACACTGTTGTGGCTTTCCGTCCTGGCTATAGTCTCGGCCCGGCGTCCCTTGGCGTCGGCAAACACCCTGGAAACCCGGTCGCGGAGCTTGGGCACCGACTCGCCATTAGCCAGGCCCTCCACAAGTTCGTCCCGTAGCGCGTCTTTGGTAGTGGCATTTATCCCCTTCACCTGGTCGGCGCCGTACTCGTCAGTCCAAAACAAAAACCTGGGATTCAACAGGTCGAAGCTGACCCCCAGGTTAAACGTGTTTTCTACTATCTCCCAGCCTTCTTTCCACCCTGCCAGCCAGGCCGGCTTTAACACCGCCTTCAGCTTGTCGTTTTCAGCGGCCCAGGCCAGGAGCATCTCGATAATGTTATCGATGTCCTTCCGGGCCGATTTGTCCCCAAACAGCTGCTCAATCCGGGCATTGACCGCGTCCTGCTGCTCCTGGAAAAACTTCTTGACCACCCGCTTAAAAAGGGCCTCCTGCTTGACGGCCCCCTTCTCGAACATCCACCATATTGCGGTTTTCTGTTCAGGGCTTAACTCGCCCTTTGCCTGCTTTCCCCCGGCCTCCCCTCCCTCGGGAGGCGGTTCAGGGGGAGGCTCTCCGGCCGGGTCACTGGTCGGTATGACGTTGATCGGCACGTACAGCACCTTGCCCCGGCCATTCGGCAGCGGGTCATAACCATTGGCCTGGCGCCACTCGTCAACCTCCATGGCCCCCCGGCTCAGTCCCTCGTTGGCCACCTTGAGCTTAAACTCCTTGTCCTCCGGTATGACGTTTTCAAACTCGAAGATTAGCTTCTCGTCAAACTGGGGACACAAGTTCATTTGAATGACATCCTTGATCAGATCCAGGCACGGTTTTAACACGCCCATGCTATACAAATAATAACTGGCGTCTATTGTGGCCCTATTGCTGTTTTCAATGATACCCATGACTTCGGGCGGGATCATCCAGTGCTGGTTGCTGGTGTCCCGGAGGAATTTCCGGGACTCTACAAAATCCATTTCCCGCTGGGCCTTGCCCAATTCCTGAACCTTGGCCTCCCAGGGGAGTATGGCCGGCTTGTGTGCATTTGCATAGCCGGCATACCGTTCCATCCACTCCTCTTTCAGGCGGTCGGCGGTCGGTTTGTCCGCCCCCGGGGCCTGGATGACCACGGGCGGTTTGGCATCGTTGAAGAAAAACCGCTTGGCCCACTTAGCCATATATTCGTCGGTCTCCACCTCATCGCCGATCCCGTCGGCCGGGCCCAGGCCCCGGGAATAAGGGTTCACGGGGTCTGGCTCAACAAACCAGATCATATCACCCTGTTCAATCTTAACAGTGGAGCCGGTTGCGGTCTGAACAGTAAAATACGACTTGGCGACAGTCGGGATTTCAATTACCCAGTGGGGCGGTATCGGCCAAAGCTCCCCGGGCACCCGCAGGCCGTTGCGCTCGATGAGCCAGCCGCACTCCCCCCGGAGCTGCAGGTATACCTCCGTCAGAAACATCAGGATGCTGCCCGTCATTTTGGGATTCGGCCGGTTCAGGAGGTTGATCATGGGATGCTCCAGGATCTGCTCTTTTTCTTTGCCCCGCTTCACGTACAGGCCCCAGTCGGCGGCCGCCACGTCCCTGGCTATCCGGTAGACCGGCCGCAGCCGGGGGGACTTGCCGTAGAGCTCGATCCACTGCTTGGAGTTGCGCTTCGGCGGTTCCCCCCAGCGGGGCTGCAGAAGCTGAGCGAGGGCGGAAAGGAATCCCTGGCCTGGAGCCTTTAAAAATCCTGCTCCAATTATCTGCATTCCCAGGCGCATGGCCTGCAGGCGATATCTGAAATTATCCACAAGCTTCAAATGCGCCACCACCTAATAAATCTCATATACCGGCGCCGGTTCCAGCATCAATTCCGTCAGGGCCCACACCAGGGCGTCCATTCGGTCCGGGGATTTCTGTCCCGGCAGCCAGGAGCACATCTGGTCTTCAAGATAGGGAAAAACTCCAACGTGGTGCACCTTTCCCTGTTCGTATAAAGCCGCTATGGGCTCCGCCCTTGTCAGCTTGCCCCGGCTGGCGTGGACTTTTTTGTACGACACCTTCGGATCTACTGTACGAATGACCGTTTCCACCAAGTCACCACCATTGTTCGCTTCGCCGATAATCCTATCCGCCTTGAATTTGTGGTAAGCCGTGACCGCGGCTCTGGCCCACCTGTCCGGGCTGTCCTTTAGGCTTGAATCGTCCAGAACGTAGCCTTTACCGTCCACCCCGAGGCCGGCCACAATGATCCCGGTTTCGGCGCTCTCATCCTCAGAGGTTGTGGCAGGGTCAACCCCGGCCACTATTCGCTTTAGCTCCGGGTACCGGGTGACCCTCAGTTCATCTAACTGGGAGTGCTTCCAAAGTGCCCCCTCGACGTCATCGAGGACCTCGGCGTGGAGCTCCTGGCGGCCAAGCCTGGTTCCCTCGTACTTGGCAATAATCTTTTCCAAAAACGCCGGCGCCAGGTTTTCGGCGTTGTCGTATGTGCTGCCCTTGGTCAGCACCGTGGTAGTTGCAGTCACCAGCTCCTTGATGAGCTTTGTCGGCTTCGGAGTGGTCGTCACCACCACCCGTGGGTCTTTCCCCAGGCGCAGGCCGAACATGAGCATGTCCCAGGTTTCCGGGTATTTCCACGCCGCCAGCTCATCAGCCCAGGCCCCGTCGTGCTGGGGCCCACGGAGGCGGTCCGGTTCCTCCCCGGAATATAATGTCGCTATGGCTCCATTAGGCCATGTCAGGCGCCTTTTTGAAGCCTCGTACAGGGGTCGGAACCACGGGGGACTTATGGCAAGGATTCCGGACTCCCCCTCCACCATAACGTCCCGGGCGTCTGCTGCTGTCGGTGCCACCAGGGCCAGGCGGCCGCACCTTCCGGACTCCACCTGCGCCCTTATCCACTCTCCGCCGGTTCTGGTTTTCCCGAATCCACGGCCGGCAAGAACCAGCCAGGTCCGCCATTCCCCAGGTGGGGGCAGCTGGTTGGGCCTGGCCCAGAACTCCCAGTCATATAACAGCTCGGCAGCCTGGTCGTCAGTTAAGCTGGCCAGTATTTGCTCTCTCTCTTCGGCGCTCAATGATGCTATTAATCCGGCCAAGGAGGAGTTCCCTTGCGTTTCTAAATTCAATAGGCCCACCGTCCTTACCGGTGTGCTCGTGCCGTTCAATGAAAAGACCCAGGTGCTTACCTAAAAGCTCCAGGGCTTTTATCTTATCGTGCTGCTTTACTTTTATCCCGTTTACCGTCTGGCTGACCTCGGAAAGCACCGAGCCGTCAACCTCGCTTGAGGGCTTAACCCGGACCGTATTTACAGTCGCGGTTATGACTTTCCCTTTTTTTCTTCTGATGACCACTTCTTCCGGCCCGAACTCCACAAAGTCTCCCAGCTGTGCAAACCCTATCTTGGCCAACTCCTGTAGAACCCGGTCGGCCGTAATCTCCGTTCGCCTGGCCCGCAGCTCCATGGCCTTCTGAATGGCTGCCCTCACCGCCGGCTTTTGCAGTTGCTGGTATCCAATCTGCTCCGCTGTCTTTTCCGAATACCCGGCCCTGACAGCTGCGGCCTTGGCGTTCAGGTCAATGAGGTATTCCTGAACGAATGCTTTCTGCTTTTCAGTTAACTCTGCGTCCGAAGGACCAGCTTTCTTAGCCGGATCGGATCGCTTAAGCGGATCGGATCGGATCGGATCGCTTTTGACCGGATCGGATCGCTTCCCCTCTTCCTTCTTCCACCTCTTTAAGGTGCCCTCCGGGATGCCGGTCAGTTCAGCTACCTTCGGTATGGAGGTGGACCTGGCCAGTTCCAGCGCATCCCTTTTTTGTTGTTCGGTCCATTTCGGCTTCATCCACCTCACCCTCTTTTATTCAACACTGCATATTTTTTACATGCCTTTGTTAATAACGGTTTTGAACTACTGATTCACCTATTTCACTTAAAGATTTAAGATACGCACTAAATGCTTCTCTTTCTGTATCGTAATTTCCTAAAAATCTATTTCTATTATTGACACATATGGTAGACCTCCACCTATTTGAATCCTTGTCATAACATACACCTGGATAACTTGATGTTTTACGTATATTTCTTCGGTTCTGTTGATTTTGTCTTGTGGTGACATGTCTTAGGTTAGATTTTATGTTATTTAATCCATCTCCATCTATATGATCAACTTCATATCCCTCTCTGTATCCCATTATTTCCACGTGCATCCGTACCGTTCTTTTTGGATTATATACACTCCTCGATGCATAAAAGGTTTTTCTGTGTTTTTCAGCGTACCACTTAAACTGACTCAAGTATTCATAGTCTTCGTCATCTACAATCGCTAATTTTCCCTGAGTTAATGGTATTAGTTTTGCCATATTTTACACTCTCCCTCAGTGTATTTTCCCAAAATAAAAACAAGTAGCTTGCGGCTGGGAATACCGCTTTCGGCCCGTCGGCCTAGCTACTTGTTTTCTCTCTCGGTTGGGTAAAAGAAAAGAGCCCGGAGGCTCTTTTATTTTTTTTGTTTAATTCCATCCACCATTCCCATGTACGGTAAACCTTGCTCTTGCTCTATGTCTTCTATCGAGGATACGTGTTGAGTGGCTAGGGAAAAACCTGGACCGTGTATGAAACCTATCTTTATAACCGATTTGTTTTCGTCATAAATACGTCGCAATAAATCTTCTGGATGTTCATCAATTACGTACTCTTTTCCGCTGTCCATTATCACTTTAGTCTTGGTTTTAATAATAGGCATCGATTTCCCTCCTTTCACCGTTTCTCCCAATATTCGGCAAAAAGAAGGCTTTTCCTGCAACAACAAAGCCGCCCTCTCGGGACGGCCCTTAAAAATGGTGACAGATAGAAATTCTACGGTAATTTTACATTTGTCAAATCGCTTTGTCAAGCATAATTATTCCGGAGTCCTTACGTACCAAGGCCTAAAAAAATTTTTTGTCTTGCTTTTAAACCTCTTGCTACGGTTGCTTCGCCCACCTTTTACCTTCGCCCTCTTTACTCCCCATGTAGGCTGATATTTGGTTGGTGGCCAGACTTCACCGCCACAATCAGGACATTTATAAAAATCCTTCTTGTCTTTGATCATTTCGACTATCTGATTATGCTCCGCACAGATCGGGCAGTTCAATCTGTCACCACTCCCGCAACAATGATTATTTATTTCCCCGGTTCCGTTTCCGGCTTTCCCTGATCATCCGGTTCCGGACCTTCCGCTCATTCCGCTTCTTCGCCGCCCACCGGGAGAGCTTGCCCCCGGATGTCAGGCTGACCATGGCCTCGTCCCGGCCGGCCAGTTTCTTTTCAGCCGCCCGCTCCAGCTCCGGAGGGACAGGTTCATAGCCCCGGTCAAACATTTCCCGCAGCATCTCCTGTTGTTTTTCTGTGGGTATGGCTACTAAATGGCCTGTGTACGGGTTCATTTATCCAGCCTCCTTTGCATTTTTTTGAAGTGTGCAGTAATCTTAACCAACTTCAGCCTGATTCTTTTTCCAATTGAGATATCTGGGAACATGTTTTAAACAATCTAATACTTCGTCTATATTTGTGAAAATATATGGTGTCATTTTATACATAAGTTCCGGTTCTCCATCAGATAACAGAATAATGGTAAGTTTACCGGCACCTATTGCATAGCCGGCTTCCAGGTGAGCACTGCGACCACAAGGTAAAACTAAAATACATACATCGCATTCTGCCAAGGCAGACATATCCGTAATAAAACCTTCCACAGCTATGGGGTGATTTAGAGATTCTCTAAATCTTTCGGGAGTCCAAACCTTCCATTCCGGGTCAATCTCTGACCAGTGGAAACCATTGTTCCCAGGTTCGGGGTTTCTAAAATCATAGACCTCGTATCCTTGTTCCCGTAATGTTTTTACAATCATAGGTTGAGCTTGATTTCTCCATGATGAGGCGACATATATTTTCAATCTAAAATCACTCCTTGCTTCACATTTTTAACAAAATACTACCCAACCTCCCTCTCATCCCACCTGGTAAACGTCGTGACCACCCAGCCATCAGTCCCCAATCTCACCGTCGCCCACAGCACCGGCGTTATTTCCAGCCACCCCGCGCCGGTGTGGTCCAGCTCCAGGCCCAGGGCCAGAGCATTATTGAGCTTTGCCTGGAGCAGTGCTATAAGCTTGCTGCGCTTTATTTTGATCCCTGATCGCTCCTGCCACCTGGCCCAGGCATGGTCGGTGAGGATGACTTCATGGTGCCGGGGCTGCAGTCCTGGCTTGCAGTTCACCGTCACCACCCCGCCTCCTCACGGGCATCTCCCCGGGCCTGACGACATATTCCCTCTCGCTGTAGCTGACTGGCGAACATAGGCACCGCCAGCGGGTCACGTTGTCGGCCCGGTAGTGCCGGAACAGGTCTTGTCCGCAGATTGGGCAGATTGGAGGGTTATCTATATTAATCACCGGCTCCACCTCCCTGACACATCCTCCCACGGCTTCCGGCCTTCCTGGATTGCGATTATCCGCTTGTCAATGTCCTGGCTGATCCAGACTAATTTTTCGTGCTGGTCCATGAGGTCTCTGACCTGCCTGTCCAGCAGGGCCACCTGGGCGGCCATCGCTGCCCTCTCGGCCTGTAGTTCCCTGAGTTTTTCGTCCTGCTTGGCCTGTATATCCAATACGGCGTAATTTAGCAGGATCAGTATGGCGCAAAGAATGATCAAGATTGAGGTTTTACGCATTCAGACACCCCCATATACTCATATAAGCATTTCATACACAGCCATTGCCCTGTTTCCGTCAGCGCCCGGGCCGGGGCGCCGCAGTTGAAGCAGGCCTCCATATCGTCACCCCGCCTTCTTGGCCTTCTTCCGCCTGGCCTTGGGGTTCCGCAATTCCTGGATCACTTCGACCTGGAACGCCGTCACATCTGTCATGCCAATCAGGTAGGCCCTCCCGATCAGGGCCAGAACAAAGGCGTCCGCCTCGTCATTTGACTTATACTCCCGCCCCCACCGCTTGTAAATGGCCACGGCCATTTCTTCCTTCTTGGCGTTCCCTCGGCCAGTGGCGAACTTTTTAACTTGCGCCGGCGCCACCTCGATCCATCGGACGCCGGCCTCGGTCAACATTACCCGGAGCACCCCGCCGAGCTCCCCCATCTGGTGGGCCTGATTGGCCATGGCGAAGGCGTACTCCTCGATGGCCACCAGGTCGGCGCCGGCGACAATCTCCCGGACCCGGTCCCGGATCTCTATCAGCCTGGCCGGCCCCGTCAGCTTACTTTCTATCCTCTCGGTCCGGAGTGAGCCGTTCAGTATGGCCACGCCGGTACCGGTCAGTGATGCGTCAATTCCCACGATTTTCAACGGTTTCTGCCCCCTTCGCGTCATATACGTCCAGCAGCGGCACCAGGTTCTCGGGCCTGACCCGGGCCCAGTACCCTTTCCCGATCCGGACCCGGGCGCGGCCATCACCGGTAAATCCCATAATCTTCCCGACCTGGCCCCGAGCAAAGCCACGAGGGTGGTTGCCCAGGATAAGTACGGTGTCTCCTATCTGCGGCCGCATCACAGATGCACCACCGTCTTTTCTATTGCCTTGTTCAGGCGGTCCAGGGCAGCCTGGTGCATATCCCGCTGCCAAGCTAGTGACTTGGCAACCCGATCAGTCAATTCGACAAGATTAATTATGCAGTTGTAAGACTCAATATCCTCCTCCAACTCCTCCCGCAGTTTTAGGACCTGAGCGACAGTAAGGCCGGCGGACCTGGACAATTTGGCATTATTCACCGGCGGGTCGGCAGGCTTGGACAGCTGGCCGATCAGCCCCCATATATGCTTCATCCGCGCAAACACATCGTTTGCAATGCCGTAGTCTCGCTGTATCTGTTTGTCGGTCAGGCCGGGGTTTTGCTTTTTGAGCTCCAGGTATTGCTCTTTCGTTAATTTTTCCAGGGCAATCTCCAACCGGGTTTTCGGCCTGGCCTCCTGGGCCGGCGGGGCCGCAGCGTCCTGGCTTTCACATGCCGTGGCCTGGTCCTCAATCTTCGGGACTTCAAGCCGCTCTTCCAGCTCCGCTGGCATATTTTCCGGCATAATTTCTGGCATATCTTCAGTCTCCTTTCGTTTCAGCCGCATCGGCTTCTTCTGAGCCACCGTCGGGTACTTTTTCCCGATCTCTTCTAAGGGCAAAAAGTACGTGTTAATGGGGCCGGCGCCGGCGTACCCTTCGCCGACATCAGCCTGCTCGAATGGGAACCGCGGCGCCCCCAGGCGCGAAGGTGCTATTCTGGTGTTGCGCCCGCTCAGGTCGGCCACCTAAATCAACCCCTTATATCTTCTGATCCGGTTATAGACAGATGATTTTGATAAGCCATAGAGACTGCCTATCTCTCCGTATGTCATGGTCTTTTTAAGCTCAATCATGTCCTTAATGTCCTGGTTTGTGATTATTTTACTCGGCTTAGCATCCGGTGCCGTAAGGTACGCCCAGGACCTTTCCGGTGTCCAACCCTTTAGAATACTCAGTGTCAGCGCATAGTAACCGATCAGACTGTCCTGGGCTGACTGCATTGCCCGTCACCATCCACCACCGGCTGCGGCCCCCGCCTCCTGGCCTCTGCTTTAAGCCTTTGTAGGCCGCTTTTCCTGGTTTCTTTTTGGATGCAGTACAGCAGCTCTTCGTCCGTCAATTTGGGGATGGCGCTGATGTAATTTGAGTCGCCAGCGGAATTTCTCAGTATCCAGCCGACCCTACTGGAAATCCCGGGCGGCAATTTCTCTTCGGGCTCTTCTTTCGGTTCAGGTGATGTTTGCGGTTCCAACTCCGGTGCCGATTGCGGCACTTGGCGCAGAAACCACCCCTCCGCCCCCTTCAGGCCCCGGGCCACTGCCGGCCACTCGAAAATGACTTCCAGGAGCTGCAGTTCGTCAAGTTTCTCAAGCAGGCTGCGGAAGGCGTCCCACTCGTCGCCCAACTGGCCCCAGGCCTCGCGCTTTAAAACGTCGTGCTCCCAACCGAATTTTCCTCGCAGATACTGGAACAGTGTGATTTTTCGGTCGTGCCAGGGCCTGACGTTGGCCAGGACCTGGGCGGCGATGTAGATCAGCGCCGGCCTGTCCAGCGGGGCCACGCCTTTGCCGTGGTAAAACAGGGTGTCTACATGACTCTTGGCCATCTCGGCTATCTGCCCCAGCTCGGCCTCAAAAGCAGTCTTTTTCTTTGCGTTATCCGCCTTGGTCTTGGCCGCCCGCTTTTTCCTCATGCAGGCGGGGTCCAGGCAGTAATACCTGTCGCTGCCCTTGTCGCGCTTCCGGTGCTCGCAGTCGTGGCATTCAGACTGATCATAATCCGTGGCACCCTTACTCCAGTATTCATACTGGTTCCAGTTCAACTTGCCGATATCAACCGTATTCTCATCACCACCGGCCTTCTGCGCTTTCTCCAGCTTCTTTTGAAGGGCCTCCTCTTGCTTGGCTTCCCAGCATTCATGATTCAGACAATACGGCTGTTCCTGTTCATTTCCCCAGGACGCCCCCATGGCCCGGTGCTCGCACTCGTAACAGGCTGATCCCTTCCCGGACTTAAACTGAGGCTTTAAGTTAGTATTCCAGTGGTCAAACAAGGGTTTTCCGTTGTTGGCCACGGAACGCTTGATTAAGTCCTCGGTTTTGGCCACGGGCACGTTTTGCTCGACGATTGTTTTTACCGCAGCCTCCATCATTTCAGCCGGAATATTTTTATGCCCGGCCAGGACCTTACCGTGGCTGGCCGAAATTATTCCACGTGAAATATTTTCGCGGACTGTATCCGGGAGCTCCAGGAGGCGCAGCCGGTTGGCGATATGGCTCTGGCTCTTACCTACTTGCTGGGCTAAATCCTCCTGTGTATATCCAAACTCATCCAGTACCCGCTGGTAGGCCGCGGCCTCGTCGATGGGGTCCAGATCTTCCCGCTGCAAATTTTCGACTAACATTTTCAAGGCCTCAGCGGCCGGCGAAAGCTCATCCTCATCCGCCACCTTGTAAACTACCGGAACCTTTTCCATGCGGAGCATCATGGCTGCCCTAAGCCGGCGCTCGCCGCAGATTAAGCGGCACTGTAAGTTACCATCCTCGCCAAGGCCTGCGTACCTAACGAGCAAGGGTTGGAGGATGCCGTGCTCCCGGATGCTGTCTGCAAGCTCCCGGAGCGATTCCTCATCGAAATTCTTTCTGGGGTTATTGGGGTTTGGGATTATTTGATTGATGTCGACAAGGGCGTGTCCCATAGGTTTTTCCCTCCTTCATGGACTATTTTTAGAAATACCCGCCTCCCGCGGCCTTTTCTTTTTCCTCGCGTGACTCCGCGTCCACCAGCCGCAGCCGGGGCACAAACGCCACCACCTTCGCCGCCGGCACCACCGGCCAGGCCTCCTTTCGCTTCTGGCCGGCCTGGCAGAGACAGCGGTATGCGTATGACCCGAGGTGGTCGTCCACCTGCTCCCTCAGGACCACATACCCGCGATCCCGGCAAATATTGCACTTGTGTCGCTCCTCCAGGTCCCCGTGCTTGAGTCGGTACTCGGCCTGCTTGATCCTGGCCAGGAACGCCGGCGACAGGGTGATGTTCGTCCCGCACTGGTGGCAGCGGGCCGTGTACTGCTTGCCCACAAAGTTGAGGACCGCGCCGCAGGCCTCGCATTTCACGCCGGCCTCCACGTGGGCCAGTTTTTCGAGTATTTCACTGACAGCTTCCATGTTCACACCACCTGAAGTTTTATAAGCCTTTTAGCCAGGCCTTGCGCCAGTCATCCTCGCCCAGGTAGACGCCGGTACACATCTCCATCAGCCTAGATACCAGCATCGTTCCTACTGCCGGATATCTCTTCTCCAACTCCTGCGGCATGAAGTTCGTGGTGACCACCAAGAGCCTTTTCTCCCCATACCGGGTGTCAATTACCCGGAAAAGTATTTCCTCCACCCAGTCCCTGACTCTTTCCTTGCCCAGGTCGTCCAACACCAGAAGCGGCACGGTGGTTAACTCCTCGATGATTTCCCACTCCTGCTCTTGTTGAGCTTCCCCCTCGGGAGTATCCCTGTTGTATGACCGCCGGATCCGCCCCAGGAGATTAACCACCCCTCCAAAAGTCACGCGTTTTAAATTATCTAAAAACGCATTCACTACACAGGAGGCCAGATATGTTTTCCCGGTCCCTACCGGTCCCGCAATCATTAGACCACCTGTCGGACTTGCAATAAACTGCCGCACTTGTTCAATAGCTTGGCTGTTTGATTCTGTAACCTTAGCCGTTTGCAGCCTGGCTTCGTGATAGCGTGCCGGCAGCCCGCTTTTTTTAAGGAGCCATTCTCGCTTTGCAATACGCTGCCGCTTCTCCTCCTCCCGACCCTGGGTAATAGCTTCCTTCAGTCTCGCTTCGGCATCGCGTAGCGCCCCCGGGCAAGTACAGGGATTCGGGGACAGCCACACTATGTAGTCACTTGCGATTACCGTGCGCCGGTACCGCAATTCCCCGCCGCAAAAATCACATTTTAGGGGGGCCGGCTCCGGGGGTAAAGAATTTGTCCCAGTTGATCCCATCGTTTGCTCCGGCTCCCTTCTTGCCGGCTGAAGGCTCTCGCGGTTTTCCTCCACCTTTCACTTCCCCCTTTTGGTTTGCTCTGTTTTTAAAGTCAGCCTCTCGCTGCTCAATCTCCTGAATTGTTCGGATGTTGTTCTTTTTCCACTCCAGCAGGATAGTGTCGATGTAGCGGAATGTGAGTTTTCCAGCCAGCACTGCCCTCTTTAATCCCTCGCGAACTATAAACTCTTGATGCTCGGTCAACCAGTTATTAATCTTCTCAAACTCAATAGGTGTCAGTGGACGGCCAAACTCATTCTCAAAGACCATATATATATTGGCTGCCGTCTCCTCTAATGATTCTTCCTGATCTTCCTCGCGCGCGCGCGCGTTATTATTACTATTACTACTTATAGGTAGGGTACGGTTAGGTACGGTGCCAACGGCTGTTTGTTGGTCGTCCGCCGGTCGTCCGCCGGTCGTTTCTTTTTCGTCCAGCGTTCTTGGTGAGGGAGGTTTAGATTCCGCCCTTCTCCTGCGCGATCTTTCCCGTTCCGCTGCCCGACGTTCCATAAGTTTTCCTGCGTATTCTTCCCAATCGTGGATATAAAGGCCGGAACCGGTTTCATCAAGCCACCTTGCGTTTATAAGTGCCCTGACAAATATATCAGGGTCTTTTTGCCATCCGGCGCCATAAGCTATTACTTTATATGGCAGTCCTGTGAGATATCCATCCTGGGCGTTGTCCAGCGCCCACGTCCACAACTTGGCCATGTGAGCCGCTGCATATATCTCTTCCAGGTTTAATTCAGTGGCCAGTATGAGTGTCTTTTTATGTGTCCAGATGGATTGATGTAACTCTATCCAGGCCATCCCTGCGCCTCCAGTTTTTTAAACCGTTATTATTAAGCTTTTACTTATTAATTTTCAAAATCATCTCAATAACTTCATGAGCACACTTAAAAGGGTCTTGCCAAATTTCACTTCCTGTAAAATGCATTACCTGATAACCGGCAGCAATTAGATTTCTATCTCTTTGTTTATCTCTTGCCGCCTGCGCTTTTGTTTTTTCATGGAACGGATGTCCATCGCATTCAATCACCAACTTAATACATTTATCACGGTTATAGATGTAATCTCCTATTAATATCAGAAAATCAACTCGGTAATTATTATCACCGCAGTTAACTTTCTCTTGTGGTAGTATAATATGTTGAAAATTTATTCTAACTTCGGATATTTCCAGTAATGCAATATAAAGTAGCTGTTCAATAGGAGATTCGCAGTAATCGATATGGCAAAAGAGTTGAATCAATTTATGTTCTATTAACTCCGATATAAGGTCTTTTACTCTCCGATCATACGAATCCCAGTGCTCTTGCCAAAAAGCATTTTTAAAATTCATATTATATAACCCCAATACTTTCATTTTCGCTAACTATACAACCGTTTCGCTGACGGCTCCGGCACAGCTACTACACAAATCCGGCTCAACCCACCAGCACCCCTCCGGGCAGCCGTGCTCATCGGTACACCCGCAGACACGACAGACCCCGGGACCGGGAGGCAGTATCTCCGCCTCACACCAAAAGCATGTCATCGCGGTGACAGTGTTGGCAGAATACCAGACAGCCCCGCAGTCAGGGCAAATCCTAGCCTGCATATAACATCCTCCTCTGCAGCTCCGCCACGTCCCGGTCCAGGCCCTGGCTGAACTTAATCACCCGGGGATCCTGGCGCCCGTATTTCCTGGCCAACTCCTCCAGCCGCATCCGCCCGATGGCCACCTTTAAATGCAGGGAAAAGTATCCACCGCGCACCACAACCGCCCCCTTTCAGCCCACAATCCTCAGACCCAGCTCCTTATACACCTTCCGCCGCGCCCAGTGCTGCGCTTTAAGGACCCCTATTTTTTCGTCCACGATATCGAACACCACCGCGTCCGCCTTCCCGGGAAATGCCCGCTGCACCCGCCCGACCTTCTGTTCCACCTCACCGGGGTTCCTGCCGCCGGCCACCAGGAAAAGCCTGTCCAGCCGGGGGATGTCGAGGCCCTCCTTGGCAATGTCCACCGCGAATAGCACGTCCACCTCGCCGGCGTTCATGGCGGCCAGCATCTCCCGCCGGGCCGTCTTGCCGAGCTTGCCGTGGATGACCTCGGTCCGCAGCTGGGGGCACCTGACCTCCAGCATGGCCTTCAGTTCATGGCAGTGAGCCACCCTCTCCGACAGCACCAGGGAGCAGTGGCCCGGGCACTCCCTGGCCAGGAGGTCCACGATCATCCGGTTGCGCTCAAAACTATCCAGCACGTCGGCCAGGATGTCCCCGAAGGGGATAATCGGGGGCTTCTCCTCCTTCTTGGTCTTGCCGGCCTTAAGCTTCTCCTCGTACTCCTTGGCCCGCTCCTTATATTTGACCCAGGCCTCCGACTCGCACGATGTCAGGACCGGCCTCACATCCGGCCGGACAACCCCGCCGGAGGCCTCCACCTGGCTGCGGTCTACGATGTGGACAGTAGGACCAATAACCAGACTGGTAATTACCTCGAGTCCGTCAGCCCTATCAAAAGTTGCCGTGACGCCGTATCGGTACCGGGCCGGGAATTGACTGATAACCTTGATCCATGTGGCCGCCCCACCCGTGTGATGGACCTCATCAATGATTACAGCTCCGAATTTGTCCACCATACTCGAGAGATCCATCCGGACCATCTTTTGAATAATTCCGATGGTCAGCCGGTCCCCTATCGACTCCCGCCCGGCCCCCAGCATCCCAATCTCCCGCCGGGGTATCCCGAGGACCTCCGCCGCCCGGTCGAGGGCCTGCTGCGCCAGGTCCGTTGTGTGCGTCAGCCAAAGCGCCGGCTGATCCACCCGGGCGATAACCTCCAGGCCCATCTGCGTCTTTCCGCTGCCAGCCGGCGCCTGCAGCACCCCTTGCGTAGCCAGCCCGACCAGGGCCTTCACCGCTGGCGCCTGGTACGGCCGCAGCACGATCCGGGATCCGAAGTCAACCTGAGGCAGCTCCACCCGGGCGTCAACCAGCCGGTATGGTATCCCGTGCTCCTGCAGCAAGGTCAGCAGGCGCCAGGCGTATCCGCGGGGAAGGGTTAGTGTGCCGGTCTCCTTGTCATATTCCCACATGATGATGCTTTCCGGTATCCCCCGGGCGTAGCGACGGTACTTGACCGCCTGCCGGTGCTCCGGATTGGGCATCTCCATGTCAGCCCGGACCTGCTGCATAAATTTCGGCCAGGTATGCTTTGCGCCGGGCGGCACCGCCATCCGGATTTTATTGTCGATAGTGATATCAAACATTAGCCCGCGGCCCGAATCCCGTCCGGCCGCCACACCTCTTTCAGAAACATGCTGGGCTCCATGGCCTTACTGTTGTACTCCTTGCTGGTGGAGAGGTAAAGCCTGTCCATGGCCCGGGTCATGCCCACGTAGGCCAGCCGGCGCTCCTCCTCCACGCTGTCCGGAACCACCTTCCCGCCAGCACCATATTCAATTGACCGGTGATGGGGTAATAGTCCTTGGTTCATGCCGGCCAGGAACACCACCGGAAACTCCAACCCCTTGGACCGGTGGAGCGTCATCAGCTGCACCTTGTCGGCGGCGTCCTCCGGGTCCGCTGGTCTAGACCCTGCCTGCTCGGCGTAGAACAAGAAGTCCCGCAGCACGCTGAAGCGCTGCGCGGCGGCCACCAGCGCGTTCAGGTTCTCGATGCGGTGGTTGTCGGCGCCCTCCTCGGCCCCCTCGTCCTCCGCCAGCCAGTCGTCGTAGCGCGTCACCGTGCGCACCAGCTGAACCATCTGCGCCGGCGTGAGGTACGCCATATCGCGCTTTAAGTGTTCGATGCAGCGCACGAAGTCACGCACTCCCCGGTACCGGTGCATGGAGGCCTCCGGGCACTCCTTGACGGCCCGGTACAGCGACAGCCCCGTCCTGGCAGTGTACTCCCTGGCCCGCTCCAGGAACACCTTCCCCAGGTACCTGGTGGGCACGTTGATCACCCTCCGGATGGCCTCCTCGTCGTCAGGGTCCTCCAGGATCCGGAGGTAGGCCAGGATGTCCCGGACCTCCTTCCTGGCGTAGAACCCGGTGCTGCCGTATATAACGTAGGGGACACCGGCGGATATGAGCGCATCCTCCAGGGCCCGGGCCTGGGCATTTGTCCGGAACAATACGGCGCAATCCCCCCGGCCGCACTCACCCTCCCCGACCAGGGCCTGTATCTCATAAACAATCTGCTCGGCCTCGTGGTCCTCATGGTCGCTCATCAGCACAAAGGGCTCCTCCAGGGCGCCACGGTGGGCCCGGCAGGCCTTGTCCACCTGGTTGTGGTTGTTCTTGATCAGCCGGTTGGACAGCTCCACGATATTGGAGCTGGACCGGTAATTGGTCTCCAGCCTGACCACGTAGGCGCCGGGCCAGTCCCGGGCAAAATTGATAATCAAATCGACGCGGGCGGCCCGCCACCCAAAGATTGATTGAAAATCATCTCCTACTACAAACACGTTGTTAAGCGGGTGTGCCCACAGTTTCAGAATTTCATACTGGGCTATATTGGTATCTTGATATTCGTCCACCAGTATGTACCGGTACATGGAGGAGTACCGGGCCCGGACCCCTGCGTCATCGACCAGGAGCCAGTAGCACCACAGCAGCATATCGTCGAAGTCCAGCTTCCTCTCCTGCTCTTTGCGCTCTTCGTACTTCCGATACATTGTCCTGTATTTATCGGCCAGTGGCCCCGGAGGTACACGCAATAAGTCATCATCAGGCCCCCGCAGGTTGTTCTTCTGCCAGGAGATCCAGGCCAGGGCCGCCCCCACGTCCATGTTCCAGTTCATTTCCTGGTAAAGAATGTCCCGGATGGCCCGGCGCTGCCAGTATTCGCTGGCCGGCTCGTATCCTTTGTCCCGGTTCCGCCGCCACTCGTCTTTGAGAATCCTGTAACAGATACTATGAAAGGTCCCAACATTGAGGTCCTCCACCTCCGGCCCGATCAGGTCCTCCAGGCGCTCAATCATCTCGCCGGCAGCCTTGCGCGTGAACGTTACACTCAGGATGTTCCGGGCGGGCACATCCTCCTCAATGACCAGCCGGGCCACCCTGGTGGTAAGCACCCTGGTTTTCCCGGACCCGGCCCCCGCCAGCACGCAGCAGGGGCCGTCGGTATGCATAACCGCCTCCAGCTGGGCGGGATTGAGATTGCTTAGGTCCAATTATTTCACCACCTTGCAATTAGCTGTGCCTTATGCCGCACTTGACACATCCACTTCCCAGGCCATGTATTCTCCCGTTGTATTCATAGCGGTTGCCGACGGCTTGGCCGCCGCATACCGGGCAGACAAACTCCACCCTGCCCGTTTTTATGCCTTTTTCCTCGAAAGCCTTATTTTCAGCGGCCATGAATTTCAAAATGTTTTCCATGAGTTTATCAGTCAAAGCAACGTCCCTCCTACGCCGCCTGGGCTGCCGGTATCAGCCGGACGCTTCCGTCCTCCACCATGTACACCGACAGACCCGGGATCCCCGGGTTCCTCGGCGCGGTCTCGCCCAGGGCGGACAGCACGATGATGGTGTCATAGTCGTCCTTCATCTGCAACAACATCCCGATCAGGAGCTGCTTGTTTTGCGGGTCCAGGATCTCGCAGTCGTCGATCACCATCAGCCGCAGGCCGGTCAGCGCGTTCAGGGCGTCCTGGAGCACTATGCCCACCCTCATGCGCTCCGACGTGGACAGCTGCTCCAGGGCGGTGGTCACGCCGGCGGCGGTGACCAGTATCTCGAAGCCCTTTTCCAGGTTGAACGTAACCGTGTACCTGCCGGCGGTCAGCATTTCCAGGCGCTTTTTCACCAGGTCCTGCAGCGGCCCGATGACCCGCTCCAACATCCTGGCCTTGATGCCCTTCGGCCCGAATGCCTCCACCAGGGCCTCCAGCCAGGCCACTTCCTGCCGTTTCTTCTCAAGGGCGCCGGTCACCCTCGCCCTCTCCTTGCGGGCAATTTCCTCGCCGGCAATCGCATGCACCAGGTTCTCGCCCTTTTCAATGCGCTGGGTGAGTTGTTGGATTTCAATTTCTATCTCATCTGTGCTGAACACGGCCTTTTCGGCCTCCATGAGCTCTTTCTTGGCGGCCTCCATCTGCCTGCCGCATTCCTCAATTTCACGTGTCAGCTGTCCGGCCCGGTCCGCCAGCCGGCGCAGTTCAGAAATGCGCTCCTCGGTATACCCCACGTGGGCGTTGAACTTTTTCAGGTCGCCCTCAAGGATGGCCGATTCCTCCCGGGCTGTCTCCAACAGCTTGGCAACGGCGTCGATATCGGCCTCCACCTTTTTCAGGATTGCGCCCCGGTCGGCGGCGCACTCCAGGCCGGGCACCATGGGACAGGTCCAGTCGTGATTCCCGGAGAGCCTGTCTCTGGCCGCTGTCCAATTGTCCAGGCTGGCCTTGTAGCTGGACATCAAGTTCCTCTGTAGTTCCAGATTGTTCCGGGCGCTCTCGGCCCGGGCTTTTTTCTCGGGCAGGCTCTTTTCCAGCTTCTCCAGCTCCGCCGGGTCATACTGCACTTCCGCCAGTTCCCGCTCCGCGGCCTCCTTCTGTTCCGCCAACCGCCGGACCCGGTCCCCCAGGGTGTTGATCAGGTCCTGGCGACCCTTTGCCCGGCCGTGCTGCTTCAGCAGTTCCTCCTTGCGGGCCTTGAGCTTGGCCAGGTCGGCCTTGATCTGGTCCCTGGCCTCCCAGGCTCCCGGGGGCGGGCCGCTTTCCTGCTGGCTGCCGCCGCCGGCCAGGGTCTCCAGGTCTTTGAGGTTTTTCCTGGCGGCCCTGCGCTCTGTAAAAACTTTATTGTAGACTGCGTCCACGACCTCCGGCCCCCCGGCAGTGCTGGCCGGCAGGAACTGCTCAAGATAGGCATAAAATCCGGCTGTCATCATGTCGGCCTTCCCCGTGCCGCCCAGGTATTTGCCCAGGGCCTCCTGGATAGTTGCATGGTCAAATTTCAGGCCCGCCAGCCTGAACAGCATGTTCTTCTGCTCGTCGGGCTTCATGCTGATGAACCGGGAGGTGTTCAGCAGGGCGGAAGTGACGTCGGCGTCGGCGTTGAGCTGCCGATAAAGCTCCTCCTGCTGCAGTTTGAGATTCCCCTGCCAGTCGGCCACCTGCAGAGCATTGGGAATGGCCCGGGACACCTGCCCCAGGCCTTCTATGTCCAGCCGTACCCCGGCGCCGGCGGCACCGTTCCGGACCATGGCCTCGGCCCCCCGGCCGGCCCCGTCGGTCCACGGCTCGCACCGCCCTGTCAGGGCGTACTCGATTGCCGCCTTAATGGAGGACTTGCCGGCTGCATTTTTTCCGACAAATACATTGATGGTATCCAGGTCAATCCTGGTCTGTGCGTGGTTCCGGAAGTTGACCAGTTCGATGTTGTTAATCTTCAAGCGACCTCACCATCCCTAATCTTCTTGCCTTCGAATCGCGTATATGAGCGGTCTATCAATAAAGGCTGCAACTCCTGTAAGCCGTAGAGCTTCTTTGCCTTGGTGCCTGACACGGCCAGGAACGGACGGGGGTCCCGGCCCAGCTCATTCATGGTCCGAACGAAAGCCTCGATGTCTTCCACCGAACGACTTTCGACCAGATGAAAACCCCACACCAGCCCGTTTGCCTCCACCGGCCCGGCCACGTTGCAATACTGTTTCAGTGCCTCTTTCCGGACCGCCACCAGCCGCTCCAGCACGGCCAGCTCCTCGGCCACCGCACGGGCAGCCTCCGGGGTGTTGACGGGCTGCACGTCGGCCGGGATGTCCTTGGCCGCCGGACAAAGCGTGGCGTACCCGCACCACCCGCAGAACGCCCCGGGCCTGGCCGGTAACTTGTTTGCGGCAATGGCCTTCTCCACCTGGCCGATCAGCCCCAGGACCTGGTTCTCCACCATGGCCACCCGGCCGACATCCAATGTGGCCTCCCGGACCACGTCGTGGCGGACAAAGTCCAGCCGTACAATAAACTGGTTAATCTGTGGGTACTCCTTGGTGACCAGCCAGGCGTACACGGCCAGCTGGAAGTCCGCTTCAATGTCGGCCTGGGAACGAAGCTGGTGGTCGGTTTTGTAGTCCGTAATGATGACAGTGTTCTTGTCGATGTCCAGCCGGTCGATGATGCCGCGGAAAAGGTATTTTCCTCCGGCGATGCCGGCCCTCACCCACTCCTCGATGCCGATCACGGTATCAAGGCTGATTGTGTGACTGGCGACAAACCGCTCGGCGACCGCCAGGATCTCGGGGTACCTGTCGGAGGTTAGCCCGGAGGGCTTTTCGTAAAAGCACTTCTGGACGATACCGGCCATGGCAGTGATGTCTGTTTCAAGGCCTTTTTCCAGGCAGTGCTTGTTATAGGTTGCTATAATATGGTGGATCAAGCTGCCAAAGGCCAGCGCGTCACTGGAGGCCTCGGGCAGCTTGTCGATATATTTCATCCTGAACGCCGCCGGGCAACTTTCAAACAGGCTCAGGCGGCTGTATGAGTAATCGCGCATGAGTATTTACCTCCTCGCTTTGTATCAAAAGAAACTTTGCTGAACGGGCGCCTGCGACGGCGGGGGCGTGGGCGGAGGTGTCGCGGCAACCCTGGGGGCTGTGGGCGTCGGCTCGGGCGGCGTGCCATGCCCATCGTTTTCGGCCACTCGCCTGTCAATCTCGGCGTTAAGTGTGGTCAATAAAGCCTTCTTGTCCAGGCCAGGCTTGCCCAGCTGGGCCTGGCGCTTGGCCTGCGGCGTGCCGAGAATGTCCCAGGCCTTGTGTAACTCCTCATCGATGGGGTCCGGCTTCGGCTGTTCGGATACGGATGCGCCGGAACCGTTGCCGGCGGCAGGCTGTTCCTGCTCTGGCCAGGGGCTATTATCATCCTGGACGGGCCCGGCATTCTGCTGGCCATTCCCCCTGGTCCTGGTTCTGGACCGGGCCGCCGGTTTTTCCTCCGGCTGCTTCTCCTGGGCGGCCCGGCCGGAGTCAAGGGTAAACGGCTCTGGCTCCTCGCGGTTAAGCACGGCATCGGGATAGAGGTCCTCCGGCCGGCCGTCCTCGTCCAGGGCCGACATCAGGAGTTTAGCAGGCGGGGTCTGCCCGGCCGCGATCAGCTTGGACAGTGTAACGGGGGCTAAAAGATCCATGACGTAGACGGTCTTTTTCCGTCCATCCGGGATAACTTCCTGGGGCTTGAGCACCAGCTGCAGGGGGAGCATGTGGACCCGGCCGGCGACGGCACGGATCATCTCGAGCGCGGAGTTTATATTGATGATGGAGTAAAAGCTCGTGGTGTCTATCTGCCAGACTCCAAGGCCGGGCACCTTGGGAAGAAGAAACTGCAGATTGGCCAGGCGCCGGCAGTGCTTCTTGGCGTACCATTCGCACTCATCCGGAACGCAGTCCATTTCGACCATTTCCCCTGTTTCGGTATCAACAAAGGAAGCAACCTCACCGTCGCCCTTGCAGATGAGGCCGGTTGACTGGCCGTATCTTTTATACCACTGCGGGAAAAAAACGCTGGAGTCATCAACGGGGAACATGATGTCCAGGACCCGGGGCTTCTCCCCGTATATCTTCTGAACCTCGGGCGGGCAAACGAAGTAATCAACCGCCTTCGGGTACTCTTTGCCGCTCTGGGCTAAGGCCTTTTCACCCAGCCGGATTTTCCCCAGCCTGGGCAACCTGCGGATATCCGATACTCCTTTTATTGCCATGCTTTACACCTCCGAAATATTTCACGTGGAATTTTTTCTGGCCGCCCCGCCGTGTTGGCCGGCTTTTGAGGGGGAAAGCACTCGCGAACGGGGCAGCTTGCTTTCCGGGACCCGTTCCGGCCGGGCCACCGGGTCCACCACTCCACAATACGTTTTCATCATTCATATATAATCGGGCGGCCTCCCCGGCCCCGGCCGGATACCACGCCTCCGCCGCCCCTATTGGGTTCCTAATCGGGTAGACAAAACTCCCCGGTTTTGATGTTTAGGCCACTGCCCGCCGGAGGATTGTACTTCTTGGTCAGCTCCGCGACAATCGCCCCAGGATCACCCATCGGCCTGCCATTACTGAGGAACATTCCCGATACGCTCTGTGCAGTTTGGACCCGCTTAAGCTCCTTCTTGGTTACAAAAATCCCTGTGCCTTTCATGGTATCCCTCCAATATTTTCTCGGGGACTTACCTCCCGGGGCTCCTGCCAAGTGCCCCCTGCGGCTTAATCCTGTACCACCGCAACCCGCCCGGTCAGCCGGTCAATGCTGACCGTAACATTTTTTGGCTCAGCCTGTAGATCAACATCCGTAAGGCCTCCCAAATGTACGCCACAGTGCGGGCAGCGGCCAGCCTCGAATATTTTGATATGCGACTGACCCCCGCATTCCGGGCAGGTGATACGGAGAAATTCAATCTCAGCACGAATCGCCTCGCCTCTCGGCCTGTAGCTGGCGCAACTCTTTATGGGACATCTGCCCGCCACTTGCGCATCAACACAGTCCTCTTTTGATGGGGAGCAGTAGCCAAGGACATCGTTGTCACAAGACAGGCATATGCAGTTTTGCCGGCAGTTTTTAAATAAGTCATTTAGCATGTCATTGCGGTCTGTAGGGTAAATGGGTTGTGCTTCCACTGGATTCTCCTCCTTGACCGGCCTGGCCGGCCGTGATATACTGGCTTTGGGTATTTACATCACCGCTTTTGAAAGCGGTTTTTCTTTTTCCAGGAACCCTTTCTCTATGAGCTCCTGTTGGTGCCTGTCGTACAGCTCGGCCAGGCTGATGTTGTACTCCCCGGGCACCCTGGCCAGGGTGTTTTCCGCAGCCGTGTCCGCCTCGACGATTTCCAGCAGTTTTTCGGCTATCTTCCGCCTTGTCTCAGCGGGGATCCGTTCCGGCGGCAGCCGCAGGATAGGCTTCATGGCCTCCAGTGCCTCCAGGGCCTCCCGCATTTCCTCGATGGTCCGCTCCACGCATACCAGCCTGTGGTTGTCCACGTTGGCGCCGTCCAAATACGGGGCCGCCATCACTCCTCCGGTGGCCTCATGCTTCAGGGCCATGCAGAGCTTCCCGCTATTCATCTTCCGGGCCAGCACCGGCTTCATGGCTTCGGATATCCGCCGCCGGCCGTGCTCCCACTCGTTTACCAGGCTTTCGCTCACGTGCACCATGTTGGCTATCACCCGGCGCGCCCAGCCCATTTCCTCCCGGACCTCTCTAAGTGCGATTCCTAACAAACATTCACCCCCTTCCGTGTGGTTTTATCGGGTTTATTTGCACCGGTCAAAGGTGGTAATCTTATTCAAGACAACCCCTCCACCCCGGGGGCTACAGCTGGGCTTCCGGGGAGCACCCCCTCCGATTCACCTCCACCATTTTTTTGCCAATGTAACCGTCTACGATGTCGCCGCCTTTCAGGGTGACCCGGATATAGTGAGCATGCAACCTGTGGAGTACGTCCACCACCTCTTTTCCGGCTATTCGGTCACCTACTTGCACCCTTTCAATGGGTATTTTCATACGTTCACCTCCCCCAAATCGTTCCGGCCCACCACGCCACCGCCACCCACCCGGCCAGGGCCAGGACCACCAGGGGCAGGCACTTGTTCCATTTCCAGCGCCGGCGGGGCTGCTTTATGGGTGGAACATAAACGCTTTCTACTTTGCAACCGGAGTGCAACATCGCTTCACCTCCAGGCTTGTCCAATTTCACTCCGAAAAAGCGGCGGTCAGTTGGCCGCTTTCTGCTCCCGCTCCAGGTCTTGCATAACGAGGTCGTACGCCAGCAAGGTGATGGCGTCATTTACTCTCTTTACAAAGGCGCTCCACTCTTCCGGGGTCAACTCCTCTTTTGACTTGATTTGGCCATCAGGCATGATGAACATTTCTTTAATGTTTGGCACCCGGACCACCCCCTGCTTCAGGGTATTCCGGGACCGGGCTGTCCGATTACTGGCAGGTTGTGGAATCATCTTCACCGCCCTTCCGGTTACAGGATTTTCCTCCCTCCTGTCGAAATTGATAGTTGTCCAGACTATCAATTAAAGATAGGAGTATAATCTTGGATCCGATAAAGAAGCATTGTCCGTTAAGACTTAATCCATGCGGTCCTGACTGTGAGTGGTTTGTAAGAGACCACAATCCCATAAAACAAGGATGTATACTTCGGATAATTCGCAGGCATTTGATAAAGATTGAAAGTGATCTCAAGAAAATCACCAGGCCGACTGAGACTGAGGAGGAGCAGTGATTTTACACTGACCCAAAAAATCCTCAGTCACCAGCAAAACCTCTTTTATCTCCTCATTGCTCAGGTTTTCCCTCAGGAAAACCGCCAGTACCTCATTTGCTATGCCCTCGATTTTGACGCGGTAAGAGTTATCCTCATCGAGGTCGGCAAGGTAGCTGGACTGAAAGCTCGGCTTTTCCAAAACAATCACCTCCTCCCTACCCCGTGGTGCCGGTTACTGGCCGTCGGTGCCGGTTGGACACATTTCGTGTCTTTGATCCTCAAAAAAAATATCGTCTACGGAAACACCGTAATAATCCGCTATTTTTTTTGCCAAAGATAAGGACGGATTTCTATCTCCTCTTTCTATAGCCCCGAGCATTTGCGGAGTGATATCCAAGTCTTTAGCAACGCTCTGTCTCGGCTTCGTACCTCGCAACCTCATAAGATTATCCCTCTTCGGCAATGCGATCACTCCTTTCTTGTAGAAACATTGTGTTTCCGTTTTGATTATTATTGTATAGAAACATTATGTTTCTGTCAATACTGTATTGAAACTTTTTGTTTCTATTATGGATTAGAAACACAATGTTTCTTATAATACAAGAAGTGGGGTGACCAGATGTTTGCAAAGAGACTGGT